CAAACTTTAGTGAAAAAGAAGTAGCGTATATGTCTACATTAGTTAAGTAAAAATAGAATACAATAATGGCAAAGGTATATTTTTTAAGCGAGTCAACCTTAAAGCAAGAGAGCATCTTGCAGGATAACGTAGATATGAAAGTTATTGCACCGACTATTTGGGACGTGCAAAACTTTTACATCTTACCGATACTTGGAACGACTTTATATAACGACTTAATCGAGAAAGTTAGAACGAATAGTTTAACGACTATCGAAAAGGGATTGATGGATGCGTACATAACACCTACAATGGTGTGGTATTGCAGACATGAATTGCCTTTAGTAATGAACTATAAGTTTTTTAACAAGGCTGTTGGAGTTCAAAACGCGGATAACATGAACCCTGCCTCACTTGAGGAGATTGGATTCTTGATGAACAACGCAAAGAATAAAGCCGAGTGGTATGCTGAGCGTTTGACCAAGTATTTAATGAGCAACCCGACTGTGTTCCCTAAATACTTGAATCAAGAAGGTGCAAACATAGACACTATTTATGCTAAACGGACCAACTATACAAGCGGTATGTTTTTAGGCGGGTTAGTATGCTGCAAAGGGGATGCAAATTTTACAGGTATACCAATTGCGCCAAGCGAATACAACAGAAACGAAGGCTGCAATAATTGCTAAACAAAGTATTTGTATGAATCAGGGAGTAAGTAAGAAAAATTTAGAAAAACTACAACAGTTTTTAATCAAAAAACAACATGAGATTCACAACGTTAAACCAAATAATCAACAAGCTCGAAACAATACAGCAAAGCCACGCACAGCTTAACGGGTTCGGGTTTGGCGAAACGTTTGAGATAAGCACGGTTCAAGAAAACTACCCGCTAATGTGGGCTAACATTTTGACATCAAGCATAAGCGGAAAAACATTATCGCTTGCATTAGGCGTGTTGATACTTGACATTGTAAGTGATGACAACCGAAATGAAAAGGACACGTTAAGCGATACGTTAAGCATAAGCCAAGACGTATATGCTATGCTTGCAGACCCTGCGAATGAAGATAATTTTTTGGCAGCCGAAAGCGTAACACTCGATCCAATCTTTGAAGGCTTCCCTGACAAGGTAAACGGTTGGTTAATGACCGTAAACGTTGAGTTAGCTTACGAGTCAAACAGATGTCAAATTCCATTTAAACAATAACATACAAAAATACTATTTAATATTATGGCAACAGTACAAGAATTACTTTTAGGCGGTTTCATGAAAGGCAAATTTGTCGATTCAACCGCTGCAATTACAGCAAGTAAATATAAGTTCGTTTATTTTCAAGAGGACAGCGTTGTAAGCGTGTTCACAGGTACAGATGACAGTAACCAAGTAACTGCATGGGGCATTAGTAGCAAAACTATTAAAGCAGGCGTGGTGTTATTTGCACAAGGCGGTGCAGGGATAAAGGCTTTGACCTTAACAAGCGGTTCTGCTTTTGTATTTGATGAGGTTATTTTACCTGCCACTGTAAACGTAGGTTAAGATGTACGGCTATAACTTAGGTTTGGCGAAAGCCAGAGTGAGCGAAAGCGTACCCGCTGCACCTGCTAATGTTGTTCTACCTTCATTGGTGGGCAATGGTGCTGTGGGTTCAGTTGTAACTTGTAATCCTGGTGCTTGGAGTGGTTCGCCTTCTCCAACTTTTACATTCAACTTTAAACTCGACACCGTAAGCGTTCAGAGTGGTGCGAGTAATACATACACGCCTTTAATTGGTGATGATACTAAAACATTAACATGTACGGTAACGGCTACTAATACAGAGGGTAGTGCAAATGCTGATACAAGTAATTCGCTTGTAGTTGGAACTGCACCTGCTAACACGGTTGCCCCTGTAATAAGTGGTACTAATACATTTGGTAGCACATTAACTACAACAAACGGTACATTCACAGGCACTGCTCCATTAAATTACACTTACCAATGGTTACGTGGTGGCTCACCTATAACGGGCGAAACATTATCTACTTATGTAATTGGTGCAAGTGATAGCTTAGCTGCCATTACATGTGAGGTTAAAGCTACAAATAGTTACGGTTTTGATAGTGAAGTTTCAAACACAATTACGGTTCAAGACTTTGCGCCTCTAAACACAGTAGCACCAACAGTAAGCCCAAGCGGCACACAATCAACAGGTACTTTAATTACTGCCAATGTTGGAACATGGACAGGTGTTGCACCGATAACTTACGAATACAAATGGACTCGCAACGGTGTGGCAATAAGTGGGGAAACGGCATCAACTTACACTATCCAATTAGCAGATGACGGTACAACTATACGTGTTGAAGTTAAAGGAACTAATACTTACGGAACAAGTGCATTTATAGCATCAAGCAATAGCGTGAGTGCAGTTAATGTAATAGCGCCTGTTAATACATCAGCACCTGTAATAAGTGGAACAACGGTAGTAAGTCAAGTTTTAACAACTACCAATGGAACTTGGGCAAATAGTCCAACATCATTTAGCTATCAATGGAAACGTGGTGCAACTAACATAGGCACAAACGCAAGTACATATACTTTAGTTCAGGCGGATGCAGGCAATACATCAAATATTACTTGCGTGGTTACTGCAACTAATGCAGGTGGTTCAGCTAATGCAACAAGCAACCAAATTGCACAAATATTAACAGTTCGTACAAGTTCTTTCCTAACCGCATCCGCAATAAGTGATGCAACAATTAGAGGTGGATTAAATACATTTGATGTTGGGTTAATTAGTAATGGACTTGATACAAAAATGAAGGCATTGTATCCGTTTGTCGGAGGTACTGCGAGTACGCATAAATTTAATTTCATGAATGCTGCCGATACAAATGCGGCGTTTAGGCTTTTATTTGTCGGAACTTGGGTACATGACTCAACAGGTATATTATCTAATGGGTCAAATGCATACGCTAACACATACTTTACACCTGTAACTCAATTCACATCTCGTAATTCATTGTCAATAATTGCTAACATTAGTGGCGGAACATTAGGAGGCGGTACATCTCCTTACACAATTGCAGGTGGGTCTGGCTCTTTTGCAAATGATGAAACTGGGCATTTCTTTAGAGCAACAACTAAGTTGTCAATATTTGTAGGAGAATCAAATAATATATTGGTTGCTACTAATAGTACAACTACAGGCTATTCAGCTACTAACTCATTAGCAGGAGCAACTTCTTATGTGCTTGGGACATCAGTTATAGCATCAGGAACAGTAAGTGCCAATGGTTCACTAGGTACATTCCCTTTATTTATTTCTGCAATAAATCAAGGCGGAACACCGTTTTTCGTATCTTATCAAAGCGTTAAATATAATAATATTTCATTTGGTGACGGATTGACATTAACCGAACATAATAATTACAGAACTTTAATTAATGCGTTTAACACATCAATAGGAAGATGATAGGCTATAAATTAACAACCACACAAGCAGAAGAATTAAAAGGTCAAGAATTTGCACTTGACCAATACTTCAACCCAGTACCTAACATAGATGGGGTGTGCTTTATTTTTGATGGTGAAGTTGAAGGCTGCGTAAACGAGGGATTTATGTGGGTGAAAGAATTACCGACAGCTGAGTATGTACCTCCTATAATTAAACAGCCTTAAATGAAATCATTAAACGACACGACAGCGGACACGTTAACAGCAATCAGTAGTATAAGTGCATTAGCGCATATGGCTACTTCTTACCAACCTATTATATCAGCACTTGCAGGTATTATTGCAATACTTTCGGGTTTGGCTGCGTTTTGGTACTACATCAAAAAAGGCAATGCGATTAAGTAAACAACATCGTAATTTACTAAGCACTTTATTTGGTGCGATTGTAGCTATTGCGACTGCATGGGTAAGTGTGGAGTGGGATACATTCGCATTAGACTTTAGGCACATTGCACCACTTTTATTAAGTGGACTTGTGGCATTAGGTGGTTACATGACAACTATTAACACGAATGATAAGTAAACATATCAGCTACTTAGAGGCAACCCACAGCGACACGGCAAAGGGTAAAGGTATTGCTAATATACCCAATGAGGTACAGTTAGCAGCCATGCGATTAGTAGCTGAGAGATGCTTTGAACCATTGCGTGAGTGGTATGGAAAACCTATACGCATCAACTCGTTTTTTAGAAGCGTAGAATTGAACAAGGCGGTAAAAGGGAGTAAGACATCGGACCATGTTAAAGGAATGGCAATTGATTTGGATGCTGGCAGCAATGCTGAAAACTTAAAGCTGTTTAATTGGCTTAAGGATAATGTGGAATTTACACAGCTCATTAGTGAGTACGGAGACAAAAACGGGCCATCATGGGTACATATAAGTTACGATCCAAATAATTTAAAAACACAATTACTTTACATCAAATGACAACCACGCGTTACAAGGACTTAGTAGTATTATTGCTTGCAGTATTTATTGTTTTCTTGACAATTGACCGCTGCAATCATGACAAAGCGCATTACATCCAAACTACTACCTTAGAAAACCAAGTGGCTATCTTAGAAGTTGATAGAATGCTAACACTTGACAGTGTGGATGTGTTGAACGCTACACTTGAAGCCGAGCGTATGGCTTTGACTAATCGGTTAAACGGTTACAAAATGAAACCGATTAAAGAACGCATTAAACTAATTACTAAAATTGATACCTTAGCCATTCCAACCGATACAGGTGCTATACTTTCGCTGCATGGGATAGACAGCATTAACGTACTTGCAATGTCTTACGAGTCATGCGTCATTCAATCAGTTGTCAAGGATTCCATTATAAATCATTTAAGTAACGTTGTGCAGGCAGATAGCCTAATCATTGCCTCACAGCAAAAACACTTTAAGGCGCATAAAAAAACCGCTCAGATTAAATTAATCAAAGCGGCTGTGTGGAGTGGATTAGTAGGAGTGATTATTGGGTTAATCCTTTAGCCATAACAAACCATTACGGAAATTGCCAAATAGTATCGAGTGAGCAACATCCGCAATAGGACTGTTACCTGCCATTTTAAGCGACACCATCCGACACATTCAAAATTGGTTCAGCATCGAAAAAAATGACATCTTCTTTGTTTCCAATCTTACTAAAAATAGGATATTCAATTTCTTTAATAACCGACCTTTCGATAATCAAATTTGGATTTTTGTGTGCTTGGTGCATTGGTGGTAAGTCTTTTAATTCATCTGCTGTAAATGGTTTTGAAGTCTTAATTCGTTTTACATAAGTGCCACGTTTTAATTTAACTTCTAAATCATTCCAGTTTACACCTTTTTCAAGCATCATTTTATCCTGCATTTCATTGCCATTAAGATTTTGCAGTTGCTTGTGTGGGAATAAACTTTGAGCCAACATTGAAATACTGTTTTTTGTAGCATCGTTTTCACGCCACAATAATTGAACACAAGCATCGTGTAATGTTGGGGTTTGGTAAATTCTACAATCAAAAACAGCTACTTTGTCGTGTGTAGGTAAAAGTTCTTTTCGTTTCTCATTAAAGAAATTTACACATTTTGCCGTAAGTTTTGATAATATCTTTTGCTTTTTACCATCATTGTAAATTGCACTTTTTCTATCACCTGAATAAAGCACTAAAGTAATTTCATCGCTTTGCGTATATCCTACAACAGCATTTGTTTCTTGAACTAAAAACTTTGTTGTTTCAGTCATTAGTTCAGTTAGTTTTTTGTCAAAAGGTCTTTCTAATCCTTTTGTCCAGTTGTGAAAGTTATTGCCATCCAATCTGATAATAACAGGTAGTGTAGGTATCATAACTTCATTTGAGAAGTTTTTTTCTAACCACTTACACCAATCGCCTAATGTTTCAAAATCCATAATTTTATTTTTTACTTGTTTATAATTCAATTTTTGACGAACCATCCGAGAAAAAAAACGGCAGGTAACATCGGTTTTGTGCAAGTGGGGCATTTGTACTAAATTCAACATCTTGCTACTATTTAACTTTGGTAATAAATTGAGCATTTGTGCAGGAAACCCCCACCTGCACAAAGCCGTAAACCGTTACCTGCAAGGCTACGATTGACGTTCCAAATCTGGCGAAGGCTCACACTTTGTATCAGGCATTTGATTAAAAACTTCCTTAATTGTATTTGCATCATATCCGTCAAGTTCCAAAGCTAATTCAAGTGCGTTTCTAATTGCATACGGATAATAGCAAGTTTTTAAATCAATAGTTACAATTGGTGTTTGCCTTTCGTCTTGGTTTCTTTCTACAATAATTTTCATTTGTCTTTTATTAAAGTTCCTACTGATAAACCGCCCAGCAGGTAACAGCGGTTTGGCAAAAGCTGCCATTGAAATTTGTGCGAAAATTGAGCATCCGTTAAGCAGCCTTCGCCAAACCGCCAAACGTTAGCACCTATTGTAAAAAACGACATGAATACAAACCAACACGTAAAAGAGACGTATAATAAATATTCAGAGCTAAATGAAAAGTGGCATGACCAGTTTTCTAATTGGGTAAAAACTATTGTCGTAACGACTACAGGGTTATTAAGTATTCTTATATCATTAAAACAACACAAATCTGACAACATTGTTGAGCATATATTATTTAGTGTAACTATCATAGGACTAACACTTGGTATCCTAAGTGGTGTAATCTTGCTACATAGACAGATAAATCTAATTGGCAAGCTTCGCAAATGGACACATGAGAGACTTGCAGAACTAATGTTCGACAACGATAATAAGATAAAGGTGGATTTTTTAAAGCCTGATAAAATCTATAAATTTTCAGAGTATATTTTTTATGTAGCATTGATAACGGCAATCTTGGCTTTGACAATCTATGCTGTAATAAAAGACTATTAGTATCGTATTTTAAATTTGACAGACTAAAAGAACAACAGGTGCTAACACACGTCTTGCGCAAGCAGGGTTTACATTTTAATTTTAACATTTTATTACGCTATTAAATTTTTACTATATTGACAATTATTCGTTCCGCACTCTCTGCCAGCGCAAGGCGTGGGAACGTTATTATAACCCTTTAAGTTTATTTTTGTACCTCGTTTTAATCTCAAGTAATTCCAAATCGCTGTACTTTCTAACTCTCGTTTCTTCGGCAAGTAAATCTAATTCTAAGACTTTTGCAAGTCCTATTTTTGCAATCAAACCTTCGCGGTATTTTAGTTCATTGCCTCCAAGATAGCGGTTGCATTTTCCACATTGCTTGTTTACGTTAAGTTCGTGAAATATAATCCCACTATACAGCTCAGCTTTTTTATAATGGCCAGCATCCCACACACTTGATGTGGTAGCACCGCAACTAATACATGGTAGCTTTGCATCTCTCATCCTTATGTAGCGTTGGAATATTACCTTAACTTCATTAACACGCTGCGAATAGGTCTTGAGTTTTTCCTTTGCCTCACGTTTTTCTGTGCGTAATTCTGCCTTGTATTCTGCAACCTTTTTATCCAAGCGTTTAGCGGTTTGCCTAACACCGTATTCAATCCCACATTTTGCCCCACAAACCATTTGTAATGCGCGAATAGGAGTGAACACGGCTTTGCATATCTTGCAGGTCTTAGGCTTCATTAGATTAATCCCTTTTTCTTAGCATGTTTAACATCCATCGTGTAAGCTACATGGTGTCCTTTAGTCTTGTAGCGTGTAGTGTGGTTTACTCGCTCCTTGTCAATCTTAAATCCCATTGCAATAAACTCAGATACTCGGCTTCGGATAGTTGTGCATCCTGTTAGTAGTCTTGCTTTGTCATCATCAACAGGTTTGCCTTTACTTAGTAACTTTAGTAATTCGGCTTTTTGTGTTTTTTGTGCCATTTGTTTTTGGTTCTATTATTTTTAGTTTGTGTTTTTTTACTATCAATTCAAAGTCTGCTAATACTTCCTTTACCGTATCGACCATTGGCCAATTGTAGTACCAATCTTTATCGGTAAAATCATCCATGATGTAATTCCATCTGCTTAAATTGTCAAATCCTCCCGACTCTCTGAAAACTGGTCTTTTGCGTACACAAGTTTCTACTCCGTTAATTCTTGCCATTCACTTTATCAATTAATAATTGTTTGTACTTCTCCAAATGTCTCAACTAATTTGTTGTAATAAAAATCCCTTGCCTCGATTACAGGTATAGCATTGGCGTATGTTAATGCTTCCCATGCAGGATCTTTATCCACAACTATTTGTATCATGCGTTTATCTTGATGCACTGGGTATTTAATACCATCATCAGTCATTTTAAATGTTTCAGTAAGGTAAGCACAAATTTTCCATTGTTCCTTGCCGCAAAGCATCATGTACATTTGGCATTGGTGGTATTGGTCATTGTCAATCCCTAAGTGTAAATAGTCTAACCATTTTTCTAATGAGGTTGGACATTTAAAGTCCACACCGTAATCATCACATAAACAATCTGGTGTTCCACCAAATGAATCTCTACAAAAAAAATCAGGTTTTTCAATAGCTGATTTATCAAATCGTTCACGTAAATAAACGTATGCTTCAGCTTCGAAATCCTTGCCATGTTTAGTTTGCCATGTGTCGCGTTCATCTGAGAATCTAAAGTACATCTCATTGGCTAATTGTTTAGCGTATGTTTTTTGTCCTGCCTCAGCTGAACGTTTAGGATGTAATATAGAACATTTGCTGCCTGTTATTAATCCTGGTCTTCTTGGGTCAAATTCGCTCATATGTTTATGTTAAAGTATTTTTTTATTTGTATAATGTCAGAACCGTTTAAATCAAACCATTCACCTCTTATTCGCTTATCAGAATACATGTCATGTAAAGCCTTTTCATCATGTACTTTGCCTTCAATATTAAATATCATTTGTATTGTTGGCTTTTCTGACTGTAATGTAGATTCTCTTATTTTAGGATTTTTAGATCTACCAATTTTGTAATAACCAGTATTATTGTCTATCATAAGATAAATACTTGTAATTTGATTTTTAGTGTTAGGTTTTTCGATTACTTCATGAAGTTCTGTTATGCATATTGTTGGTTCATAAAAATCCAATTTTCTCATATTAACATCATATATTTCACCTTTAACATCAGGATATATTTGGTCATTAAACCTAAATTGACATCTAAAATCAAACCTTGTATTTGTTACTTTAAAATAACAATACTCATCATCATTTTCATATTGCCTAAATTTACCTTTTGGATTTAAAACCTTGTATATTTTATTGCAATTAGGCATGATTTTTTTTATTTCTTTTATGTTTTCACGGCAATAATTAATTCTTTCATTTTCAATATTTTCAACTATTTCCTGAGCCTCGTCTAATCTATTAGAGAAGTCTTTAAATTTTTCTAATATTATCATGGCTTTACTGATTTAACTCTTAATGCATCAACTACCTCACTTGCTACTTTTACCTTAGCTGAGTAGATAATTACCGACTTACCCACCCAATCTTCAATGTATGGGGTTTCGTAAATCTTAGTTATTATCTTACAGTTGGTCTTGTTTAGAATCATTGGTTTAGGTGAGCCTTTAATGTATGCTACTATACATTCGCCATCCTTACCGTTTTGATCCTTTACAATTTCTTTGACTACTTTGTCAATAGTGATTTTAACTTCTTGACCTGGCTGCAAATCATGCGAGCCTAAATACTTTGGATTGGTTAGTTTTTTCCAGTGCGTAACTGGATTTGGTTGTGTGTTACTCATTTTGTTTTGTTTTGGTATACAAGATTACAATTCCGTTTTGACAAATGCAACTAATATCTTGTTTTATGTAAAATAAATTTGCTGCTTAATTCATGCTGTATGCTAAGGTATTTTTCTTTGAACTTCTTATCCGTTTCGAACAGGTCGTTTACTTTATTAATAGCCGAGATTACACTTGAATGGTCACGTCCGTTAAATACATTACCAATTGACTTTAACATTAAGCTAGTATTCTTTTTAATTATCTCCATTGCTATTTGCCTTAACTCGCATACTTCACGCTTACGAGTAGGACTGATGATAAGGTAGCGTGGTGTGTTGCTGTATGCCACTATTGTGTTTAAGATTATGTCAACTTTCTGTTCGTCCAACAATGTATTGGGCATTTCTTTTAATTTGTGGGTGTTGCGTTCAACACTATACGTTGCGGTTAGTTGCATGTTGCTGAATGATTACGAAGTTGTTTGTTAATCGAAGCTAAGTCCTGCACGTCTGTGCGGTATTTCTTTGCCTCTAAGACTTGCATAAGCTGTGCATTGTTAGTTCTATGCACCATGCCTGATTCGGTACACGTAAGCACTACCATAGAGCCTCCGTGTGTTAATGTTCTTGTGTCCATTTGTTTTGTTTTGGTTAGTTATTTTCTATTTTCTCTATTTCTGCTTTTACTTCTTTCCAATAGTCGTTATTATACCCATCTTTATTTAATATCTCATCAACTGCGTATAACGCGTTTGCTTTACATAACGGTATAAGTAACTTATATCTATCTGCTCTCTCTTCATACGTATCAGCTTTGATAAATTTACAATTAATCTCATACAAGTTGTTTAATAACTCTTCGACTTTTTCTTTCGGTGTCATAATTCAAATGTGTTAATAGGTCTTAGTAATTCAACCTGTGTGATAACTTCATTTACAAACGCGCTGTCTAACTCGTTTAGATGCATTACGTCACGGCTAATCTGCATCAACTTATCAAGTAATACAAGTGTGTCAATCACATTGCTATGCACGTATGTAAGCTGTGAGTTAATGTGCGACTTGGTGCTTTCAATTAAGAATGCCAATGTCTTGTCAGGAATTAATGTGTCTTTCATATAATTTGTTTTTATAAGTGTCTGGTGATAAAATCAAAGGCGATGCCTCCTAAAATTACTGCGGCTAAAATTAACCTGTTACGTCCTGCTGTTGTCATTAGTTTAAAGTGATTGTTAGTTTTCTATTTAAAGCCGATGCTATTTTTTCAAGTGTAGTTAAGTTACGGCATTTACCTTTTTCCACATTGTTAATTGTTTGTCTTGTCACGCCTACTCTTGTAGATAATTCATTGATTGACATTTGTTTTTGTTTTCTTGCTTTTCTAAATTGGTTTATCATTTTTGACGTGTGTTATATAAATATCTTTCATATCCTTAGAATTTATTAAATTATGGTATTTGAGTTTTTTCCATATGTTTTCGCGTTGAGTTACTACTTGTAAGTTAATAATTCTATTATCTGATTTTATATCATTTATATGGTCTATAACTAATTTCATACCACAGGGTGTATGATTTAAAAAAGCCATAGCCACAAGTTGATGGACTCCAATTAGTTTTCTACCATCTTTTAATAAGCCAACCTGTAAATAACCAGTACGTGTTTTTTTCGGTTTTAATATTTTTTCTTTACCAAATTTAATGCTTTTTACATTACCGTAATTAGACACTTCGTAAATATTTTCGTAACCTGGTATAGACTTATAAATTTCTTCTGTCATAAATATTTTGCTGCGTTAATGCAATACAAAGATAATTAAACATATTAAAATGTCAAGTATTATTTTACATATACTTTGTAACTTGCTGTAAATGAGCGAGAAAATTTTAAATAAAAAAGGGCTACCATTTCTGATAGCCCCTCCAAAACAAATAATAAATGGAAAACACACTCCCATTACTAACCGATACAAATGTATAACTGATCATGTATATATGGTTACGTGTTGATAATTTCAATAACACATTTAATAGTTATTATTAATTTTGTACTGGTCGTGTAGTTCAGTGGTAGAACCGTGCATATGCGCGAGACATGGTGTTCGATTCCCATCGCGACTTATTTTAAAAATAAATTTGCATATTAAATAAATGCGCTTATATTTGCAGTGTTGGTTCCTTCTCACAACATAGAACCTAAACGCATTAAAACGCCTTGATAAATGACTAATGAAGTGAGAAGCATTAGAAGTTTATTGAGGCTTTTTTAATTTATGGCAGATAACAAAAAATCATTTATTGCTTATTCCGATTGGTACGGAATGTTTAACGCGCTACCTAATGAAGTAGCAGGGGAATTGATTAAACACATCTTTGCTTATGTCAATGATGAAAACCCAACATCAGATAACTTTATTATTAATGCTTTATTTGAGCAGGTAAAAGCTACTTTGAAAAGGGATTTAGTAAAGTGGGAAGAGCAACGTGAACAGCGAAGTATAGCAGGAAAGAATAGTGCTAAATCTCGTTTAACGAAATTCAACGAGCGTTCAAATCCGTTGAACGAAACCGAACGAAAATCAACTGTAAGTGTAAGTGTTAATGTAAATGATAATGTAAGTGATAATGTTAAAGAAAAAGAAGTTAATATATTATTTGAAAAGTTTTGGGATATGTATCCTGTAAAGGTTGCTAGAAAAGATTGCTTGAAAAAATTTATTGGGTTGCCGAAAAAAACGCAAGATTTAATTTTTGAAACATTACCTTCGTTTATTGCATACAAGCCTTTTGAAACTTATACGCATCCTAACCCACTTACTTACTTAAACAAAGAGCGTTGGAATGATGTAATAGTTAGTCATAAAATAAATAACACACAACCAAACAAACACGAAGGATTCCAAGAAAGAATATTAGCCAATTTAGAAAAACAATATGGACACTAAAAATAAGCAAGTATCAATATACGAAAACATCTTTGCTAAAGATGTACATTACATTACAATAGAAAGTGCTTTAGAACGCATAAAAAACGGTAAATCAAAGGTATTATGTGAGCGTATCCGTGAAACAATAGACAAGGAACGTGCTAATAAAATTAAAGCAAACTTACCTAGCGTGTGTTTTTCAGGAACTTTTACTGACCGCAAAGATGATTGTTTAACCGAGCATTCAAAAGTAATATGTTTAGACTTTGATGATGTTGGGGATGTGAATGAGTTTAAATCTGAGCTATGCGGTAACGAATATATTTATGCTGCATGGGTTAGCCCAAGTGGTAAAGGCGTAAAAGGTCTTGTAATAGTTGCCGATGGTAGCAAACACCGCGAACACTTTGCCGCATTGCAGGATATATTTCCAACTATTGACAGGTCAGGCGTGAACATAAGCCGAGTATGTTATGAAAGTTACGACCCTGAGTTGTGGATAAACGACAATCCGAAAGTATTTAAGACCGTAAAGAAGGTTGCAAAGGTAGTTGAGGTTGTGCATGAGAATGACACTTACGTTTCTTTCAAAAATCTTTTAGTTTGGTTAAGTAATAGGGGTGATGCGTTCGTAACTGGTGAGCGTAACATATTTTTGTTTAAGCTAGCATCATCTTGTTGCAGGTTTGGAATAAGCGAAAGTAATTGTTTAAACTATTGTCAAAGCGAGTTTCTAATAGGCGACCATACATTTACAGCAAGCGAACTAGACCGAGTTGTAAAGAGTGCGTATAAAGCAAATAAGCACCAAAGCGGCACGGCCTCGTTTGATAAAGAAAGATTAATCAATAAAGTAGACAAAAAAGAAATTGAACTTAGTGCTGATATATTTAATCCTGACATTAGGCCTAGAGATGTTATATTTGGTGAGGATGTAAAAGCAGATGCGTTAAGCCTTTACCGTAATGGTTATGAGAAACTAGAGGGAATAGGCGTACATGAAATTGATGTAAGGTACAAACCTAAGCGTGGCGAAATTACCTTAATGAGTGGACACGGTAACTATGGTAAATCTAGTTTCTTAAAGTGGTATTTATTAATGCGCGTTTTAATACATGGCGAAAAGTTTGCTTTCTTTAGCCCAGAGGATAATCCAGCACATGAGTTTTACCATACCTGTGTTGAGATACTAGCGGGCCATGATTGTACGCCACGTAACCAACACAGAATAAATGACACAACATACCAAGCACTTTATGATTTTGTGTCTGAACACATTTATTACGTGTATCCTGAAACAATAGCGCCAACACCTGATTACATCAAAGAAAGATTTTTGGAATTGATTATAAAGGAAAAGGTTGATGGTTGTATTATTGATCCGTTTAATCAAATGAGTAACGATTACTCTAAGTCAGGAGGCCGAGATGATAAATACTTGGAAACTTTTTTATCTGATTGTAGCAGGTTTGCACAATTGAATAGTATTTATTTAATTATTGTGGCGCATCCTAAGCCAATGCGAAAAGATACAGAGGGGAATTATCCATGTCCTGATATTTACGACATTGCTAATGGTGGTATGTGGAATAACAAAATGGATAACATCTTAATGTATCATAGGCCTGACCACCAAACTATGCCTGATAGCAACATTTGCGAAATGCACAGCAAGAAAATAAGGCGTCAAAGTGTAGTAGGCAAAAAAGGTACTTCTAATTTTATGATGCACCAAGACCGTAGAAGATTTTTATTTGACGGTTTAGAAGCTGACCCAATGTATTATGTATTACAACGTTTACAAATTAACTTATCATAAATCACTAACTAAAAAATAAAAACATGTACGCAATAGTAAAGTACCCATGCAATTACAGCACATTTACATCTGATGTTTACGCAGATTGTGTTGCTTATCTTACAAACATAAACGACCTATTTAAAAGGTTCACGCTAAAGACAGAACAAACAGAAACATTTTTAACCGTACAACATGAAACATATGAAACGGTGTACAGTATCGAATACATTAAACAATAATAAACACACATTATGAAACTTGAACAAATAAGCAACGAACACACAGCTAAGATTGACCCGATTAAAGAATTAAGCGTGGCATACTACTTGGCCAAAGCATTACACTATCAAATGCGCTACCTTCGTGAGTACGTTAATGATGATTTTAAGAAACGATTATCTGAGGCGGCTGCTAAGAATAACTATTTTTGCAGTGGGATTGAAAAGTTAGTGCCACAGAGCGAAGAGTTTGCACTTGAGGAAATTTGCATGCAGGTACTTGAGAAAGTAAACGAGGTAGATTTCAACCAAAAAATGAATTATGAATAACTATAAAGTATTAGCAACCCGAATTATTAACGGAATGCGTATTGAGTTGCGCGAGTACGATACTTATTACAGCGTGGCCGAGTTAAATGCGTTCGGTAATAAAGTTGAATACATACGTTTACATTTATGTTCAGCTACCACACTGTATAATTTTAAGACATGCTAACACCCGAACAGGAGGAAGGCATAAGACAACATGAGGCCGAGCGAAAGCGATTGGTAGAGTTGGTGCTATCTAAGTACCAACTCATCAATGGCCGCTTGGTAAAGATTAAACCTGAGGTTAGTAAATCTTCCCGTCAACAATAGTTTTCTGTTGTACGTAATAATTGCCGTTTTTAGGGTCAACTTCTAAGTAGGTAAAACCGTGATTCCAATCGTTAATAGGCATGTATGCAGGATACAAATCACAAAGGCAACCGCTTGAATATGCCGCGTATGGCTTATCATCAAACTGCTTACCTGTGCTTTTAGTTTCACGGTGGAAATGACCGATAATAACTTGCTTGTTTAATTTCAACTGTGCCATTCGTGCAGGGTTTACTCCTCCTGACTTAGCAGGTAACTCATGTCCGTGAAGTAAAGGCATTTTACCAGCGTATGACCATTGTTTACTTTTAACTTCGTGTATTCTCAACTCAGGAAATCCTAACAAGTTGCCAAGTTCAAACTCCTGTATAGCCATTATTTGCGGATTCATTCGTATAAACTTTTCGTAACGCTCATCATGATTGCCAATTTTATAAACTATGTGGGCATTAGGGAACATTTTGCGGATACCTTTTAGGAAGCTGCGGCAAATGTCTAACTCGTAACTGAATGACCTGTTAGCGGGGTTCTTTTCGTGCCTGCTTAATTGGTACATGTCCATTGTATCACCATTCAAGTAAATGCAATTAACATCTTTCTCTAAACCAAACTGTAATGCAGCAAACAAAGCATCATCATCTTGATAGGGTAAGTGTATATCAGACAATACAAGTATGCGTGTGCATGACTTAGGTAAGTGGTAAGGTTCTGTTTTTTCGCTTTCACCTTTGGGCAGTTCCTTGCGCATTTCACTTATTAGCGCGGTAAAATCTTTGTATGAATGTTCTCTATGGTGTTCACCCATTTTACCCATTAGCTTACGAACACATGTGCGCGCGTCTTCTAATGTGTTAAACTCGTAAGGATAATCTTTAAATAGTATCTTAGCTAAACCTGTTGGCGTGCCTGTTGGATTTTTAAGTATGCAACTTTTAGCTAATTCTGTTTTGGATTTTAAAGGTCTACCCATTGTCAACCTCCGCTTCAAAAATTGAATCGTGCATTTCCTGTACTCCCCAACTTAATAACTTAATACATTGCTTTTTAACTCGCATCAAAGTACGTTTGCCAGTGTCGGTTAGCTTTTCATCATCCATGTCTATCATCTCAAGTGTAGATAGTGCATAATTAGCCATGTTCACAGCTTGCAGTGGGGTTGTGGCTTCCTCAAAGTAAATCTCATCATCAAAATCAAAGTCTTTAATGTCTGTCATAATTTGAATGTTTATAACTTAAAGTAGAAAAAGTATAAAAAAATGTTGATTTATTTGTTTTTTCATTAATTTTGATAAACGATAAACACATTGCAACGCGAGAGATTTATTAAACACATCAGCGAAAATAAAGAGTACATGAACATGTGCCACAAAGTTTCGCGACAACATGGTGAAGACTTATTTCAGGAAGTAGCAATGTTGTTGTTAACCATAGATGAGGCTAAGTTACCACAGGAAAGTTACTTTAATTTTTGGTTTTATAGGGTGGCCGCTAATCTAAGTTCAGCACGTGGCAACTATGGCAAAATGTTTAGCGGTGATGTCATTTATTTCGAGGACATGTTTGCAGAAGTTAATCAAGATGAAGACAACATCCCGCGTGAGTTAGTTTATATTCAGGAAGAGATACACGAAGCTGCAATAGATAAAGGCGAAGAGTTCATGTTAAACCTGCCTGAGTTTGAAAACAGAATAGTACATCTATACAATCAATACGGAAACATGCGTAAGGTCGAGAAGGCCACAGGAATAAGTTACTCAGCACTTCGTGCAGTTAAAAACAAATTAAAAGACCAACGATGAAAGTATTATTAATCATGCCTTCATGTAATGATTTGGCTAAAGGCGGTTATTACTCAGGTATAGACTATCACAGACTATTTATTCCACACAAAGCACTTAAGGCGCAATGGGATGAGTTTGAATTTACCACTACTAATGACATAACGATTTTACCACAAGAAGATTTAAACGAGTTCAGTATAGTGGTATGCAACCGTTCACTTAGCAAGTCAGGCACACACGTTCAAAGTATGGAGATGTTGAACAAGTCAAACGCCAAGCTAATTGTGGATATGGATGATGATTACATCTTACCAAGTTGGCATATACTTTATGGCGTGTACCGTGAGTCAGGCCAAACAAAAGAAATAATTGACACTTTAAGAAGGGCCGACCATATAACATGCACACATCACAGATTAGCGGATTCGGTGCGTGAGGTTACGAATAAGCCAATAACCATAGTACCCAACTCTATACTACCAAGTGAAGAACAATTTGAAGCTACACCTGAGATAAGCCATGACCGCATGGTATTTGGTTGGAGCGGTTCGCTAACTCACTTTGAGGATGTGCTTGAGATGTACGATAGTATCGTACCGTTGTTACGCGATCCTGATATGGGCAAACAAGTACAGTTATTTTACGGAGGGTTTGACCCGAAGGATAGGATAAGTCAGGGGATAGCTGGGATACTTACAGGCAAAGGAATTGCAGAGCCTGAACAATTCGCGCACACTTTACCAGTGGCATCGAATAAGTATGCTAACTTTTACAACCACATTAATGTTATGTTGATTCCGTTAAGGCCTAACCGATTTAATAGCAACAAGTCAAACTTAAAGATGCTTGAGGCAGGCTTTAAGAAAAGAGCGTGTATAGTTAGTGAGGTTGACCCTTACTATTCAGTCATCAACAAATCACCTCGTAATTGCTTGACCGTTAAGAATAGGCACGATTGGTATAGGGAGATGGTTAAGGTTATCAAGAATCCTAACATGAGGTATGATTTAGCACAACAACTATTTGAGGATGTGCAACCTTACCACGCTAATATAATATCTAAATTACGTTACGATTTATATAAAACAATATGATAAACATAGCAATAGCCTGTATGGCTGTAATCATCACTTCATTTATAAACATACCCGATTGGTTGGATAGGAAACCGTTTAACTGCGTGGTGTGTTTAGCTTATTGGACTTCGCTTGCGTATCAGATATATTCAGGTGTGACATTAGTTGAAGTCCTATTTGTACCATTTGCAACATCTTACGCTGCATACATGCTTAAAAAACTATTACACATATGATACCACAAGAAAAAGCAACGGAATTATATAATAAATATTTTTTATTACACGAAAGTTTAACAGATGAAAATGGTGTTTGGATAGTTTCTGCACTAAATAAAGGTTTGGCAAAAAAATGTGCATTAATAGCAATTGATGAAATAATACATTATTCAAAAGCGCACGGCTTCATTGAACTTACTAAATTTCACGAAGAAGTTAAACAAGAAATAGAAAATTTATGAGAACATACGAACAGATATACAACCACGCTAAACAAGATGGCATCATTGATGTGTATGATAAGGCAAACACATTAAGAGCGCAATTTTTAATAACAGGGGGTGACATGAACAGTATAAATTACGAGTTCAGTCAACAGCAACTATTAGTATTGTCAGCATTACAATATGAGATTACAGGCATAAGACCAGGAAGCTGCATGGGTTGCATTCAAGATGTAGTAAGGCGCATGAACACTTGGCTAACAGCAAACAAACCTGAGATAAGACAATTGACAAAAACAAAAAGTAAGCAATCTTCTAAATGATACCAAGCAAGTTTAGTATTTTAAGTCAAGAAATTGAGGTTGTAATAGACAATGAATACTGCCACGCTAACAACTGCATGGGTAGGTTCATTTATTACGATAATAAAATTATAATAGCTGACAAATACAAAACGGATAAGACTTGGAGAAAATACAAGGAGTCAATTATAGAACATACCTTTTACCACGAGTTAACACACTGTATACTTTACTATACAGGAAACAAAAAGCTGTGGTTAAATGAAAGGTTAGTTGATAGCATAGGCGGTATGTGGTTACAATACGATAAGAGTAAAATATAAAAACATGGCTAA